TGTGTGTAAAAATGTTGAGACAAATCATCATAAATTCTTAATGCCATTTCCAAATTTCCATTACATATACCAACAGCAACCCTCATATACATGTATTGTGGTCTTTCAACAATTCGTTTACCAACCTTTAAAAGGTATGAACGTTCTAAAGTTTTAAAACCAAAATAATCAAAATCTAAATCTCTTTCTTGTCTAACCGCACCATCTAACGCCTCTTTATTTTGTTGAACAAATTGAAAAACCTCATCAGATATTAATGTAGATTCTTTTCCTGTTTTTGGTTCAATAAAAGAATATAACTCTTTAATTGCTTGTGAGAATTTTTTTGGTGTGGTTTTATGTAAATTCGAGACCGCTAGTCTTCCCGCTAATTTTGCATAATCAGAATGACTGGTTACTAATGATGCCGCGGTTTCTGCTGCCAATACATCCAACTCGGTCGTTGTGATACCGTCATAGATACCTTGTGTAACTTTCAATGTGATTAAAGTTGGGTCAATATATTCAGTGTTTAAATCATCACAGAAATTTTGTATCCTTCTTGTAATCTTATCATATCTCATCTCCTCAAAGGAACCGTCTCTTTTTTTTACTTTCATTTCTTTAATTAATTAAAAATCAATATCTCCAATATTTGTTATGTCTTCAATAGACGATGCGTTTGTAACACCGGCTTTTTGATATTCTGCAACCCTTTTTTCAAAAAAGTTTGTTTTACCTTGTAAAGCAATGTTTTGCATAAAATCAAATGGGTTTTCTGAATTATACACTTTTGAACAATTTAATGATGTAAGTAATCTATCAGTAACAAACTCAAGATACTGAGCCATTAAATCAGAATTCATACCAATTAACCTAACCGGTAATGCTTCAAGAATAAATTCTTTTTCAATTTCAAGAGCCCCACAAATAATTTCTCTAATTTTTTCTTCACTTAATTTTTTGTCGATGTGATTATTATTTAAGTGACACGCAAAATCACAGTGCATTCCCTCATCACGAGAAATCAACTCATTTGAGAATGTTAATCCTGGCATTAAACCACGTTTCTTAAGCCAAAAAATTGAACAAAATGAACCGGAAAAGAAAATACCTTCAACCGCGGCAAATGCTACAAGTCGTTCAACAAATGAATCAGAGTTAATCCATTTGATTGCCCATTCAGCTTTCTTTTTGATGGCAGGAATTGTTTCAATTGCATTGAACAAAAGATTTTGTTCTTCTTTGTCCTTAATGTAGGTGTCAATTAAAAGGGAATATGTTTCACTATGTATGTTTTCCATCATAATTTGGAAACCATAGAACATTTTTGCTTCCGTATATTGAACTTCATTGACAAAATTTAATGCTAAATTCTCATTCACGATACCGTCAGATGCTGCGAAAAACGCTAATACATGTTTAATGAAGTGTTGTTCATCTTCATTTAATTTGTTTTCCCAATCATAAATGTCTTGTGCTAAATCTATTTCTTCAGCTGTCCAAAAACATGCTTCTTGTTGTTTATACAACTTCCAAATGTCGTGGTGTTCAATTGGAAAAAGGACGAAACGTCCAGGATTTTCTTTCAAAATCTTTTCACTCATATTAATAAAATTTTTTTTAGTTACGGTTTAAAACTTCTTGTCTCTTAATAAACGCCTCTCTTGCTCGAGTCTGATTATTTTTTTCTTTGTCTTCTTTGTGACCAAGAAGTGTTGTTTGTGTTTCGGTATCGATGTGTAAAAATTTGTTATCAAATTTACAGTTATTCCAAATAATACCATCCTGACCAATACGTGATTTTAGTAAGGTCATAGTTGCTAAGCTGTGTTCTTTTTGTTCAAGTGTTTTACCAACCGATAAAACAACGTGACCAATTTGTGCCTTTTTAATTGAACCACCCATTTGGTCGGTAGTAACAACCTCTGAAGAAATTGACTCCCTATTACCTTGAGTTGCCGTCCAGATTGCGATATCAAATTCACCTGTCATTGATTCAAGACTTCTCATTACAGAACCCTCTCCTTTCCATTCTTCACCGAAACTACTTCTATCAGGTGATATACAATCAACATAGTCAATCACCAAAAGGTCTAATTTTTTTCCATCAGATAGGTGTTTTCTTATTCTTGATTTAATTTCGGATATTGTTACGGAATCACTTGGTAATTTAATAATACTAAGAGACCCTTTACTTCTTTGTTGAACCTCCTCAACAATTTGTTTAACTTCCTCTTTTCTTTCGGGTTGTTCGTCAGGTTCAATACCTGACCAAATTGTAAAGTGTTTCTTTTTAATGTTTGCGGGATTATCCTCAAAAAATATCTGTAGAACATTAAAATCGTGATTATACCCTGTGTTTGAAAATAAGGTAAGTAGAGTAGTTTTACCAGTACCTGTAGGTGCTAAAACTACACCTAATTCTCCTCTGGCCAATCCACCTTTTAACGCCGAATCTACACCATTTATTCCTGTTGGTATAGCCTGTCTATTGTCCTTTTCTAATGCTGAGTCAATATCGTGAAACACGTCCATTGATTCTTCAGGTGGGAGACCTACTTCAAGTGCTTTTTGAATAATTCCTTCGATAGTTGGGTATTCATGGAACGCACCATTATCGATAATTGAATTAATCCTTTTTAATTCTTTTCTGAGATTCTGTTGTTTACAGAAATTTAACGCTTCGTCCTTAACTAAGGAACTATCTTGAGTATTCTCCTTGATTGATTCAAGGGTGTCCAAATGGATTCTAGCGTTTTCTTGAGACCCCATTTCAGAAGTTATTTTAAGTGCCAAACTTTCATAGTTTGGTATCTTAGAATATTTCTTGTAGTACTCTTTTATGTGTTCAGAAATAAATCTAAAAGAAACGTTATCAAAGTACTTGCTCTCGATTACATCAATAATTTGCTCCCCGTATTTTTTTTCCTCGATAATCGCTTTAATTAATGATTGTTGGAATGATGTTCCGAGTGTTCCAAAGTTCTTTTCTGTCATTGTTAATATGTTTATTATAATTGATAGTTTAAATAAGTTGTTTCCAATTCTCTAGAAGATAAAATATCAGTTAAATCCGATAAATATCTCTTCAAGTTAGGACGAATGTCTACCGTATATCTCACTTTTGGGTGAAAAATATTTGCGAGAAACATTCTTTGAATAAATACATCGTCTCCCATCTTAATCTCGAGCAAGAATCTTTCTTTATCATTTTCATCGTTAGATTCCACACCATCTAAACCGTAAAAATAATCACGATTTTCGTTTAGATAATCCAAAGTTTTTGATTTCAAATCATACGCAATTTCGTCGCAAATATATTTAATGTAGTCATGTAAATCTAACGAGCGACGAGATTTAGGGTTATGCTCTTTAACGTTAAAAAAACGTTGGCAGATAATGTTTTTTTCGAGAGTTAGAAGAAACTCGAATTTTGTTAAGTCTTGATTACTCATTGGTTTTGATTTTTATTATTTTTTTATTTTTTTCTTTTCTTGTTAGTCTTAAAAAGGGATTTAGAAAATTAATCCACGCATCATCAGATTTTGGGAGTAACAGGAATATCCCATCTTCCATCATCATCTTCATCGTATTTTTGTATGAACGACCTTCAGGGTCTATTAAATCGTTCATCAAAGAATTTATTGATTCCTTAGCGTTATCAGTTAAAAATGGGTCATCTAAACTTACAATTCTACTATTGACATCAAAAAACTCATCACCAAGTACACCGTATTTAGTAACACCAGTAAGTAAATTTTTAACTATGTTATTATCATTGTCTTCCTCAAATAACGTGTTAAACCTTTCTTTTATAAAATCTATGGTGATTTCTTGAGTCTTAATTTCGGGAACTACATTGATTAATCTTCTAACACCTAAGTTTTTTATACCCGCAATGTTGTCGGATTTATCACCACAAATAATCTTAACCAGTTTTATATTCTGAATAAGAATCTGTTCATGGTCATAAACAAACATATCATCCGGTTGATAAATTTTACTGTGCGATGGATTGTAAAGTTTCGTATTTTCGGACACAAGTTGAGTCAAATCTCCATCAGAAGAAAATATTATCTTTTTTTCTTTTGGGGAATTTTGAGAATAGTAAGCAATCGCGTCATCAGTTTCACAAAATTCATATTCACCTTGTCTAACAAATAATTCTTCTAAATACTGTTTAACGCGATTGCGTTGTTTACCGTAAGAATGTACTTCTTCCTCTGTTCTAATTCTAGATTTACGATTTTCTTTGTATTGATGATAATACCTCTTTCTTGTTAAAGAACCGTCTTGACCATCCCAAAATACAACAATTTTGTCTAAGTGGTGAATTTCTATTGTTCTGCGAAGAGTATTCACAAAATGGTATATTGCACCAATGTGTTCACCTTTGTAAAAATGATTTTTTAAACCAAAAAAACCAATAGTTAATAAATTATCACCATCTACTAATAGTACGTTAGACATTAATCATTGTTATTGAAGTTTGAACAAAAAAAATTAATCTTCATTATCATAGTCGAGTGTTGTTGATTCTGATAATTCAAAATCTAAACCACCCAATTTCTCTTTCCAAAAACTAGAGTATTCCTTTTTATAAGACTCTAACGCTTCTTTAGAGTCAGAAATGTAACCATTGTGAACAACAATTACCTTACCATCCTTATACCCTAAACCATTAACGTGATTTTTCAATATTGAAATCTTGGTTCTAACCGCATATGCGATTTTTCTACCATCTTTAACGGCATCGATGTGGTTAATACCCGATTTTTTCTGATTACCAAAAAGGAAAACAAGTGCAGATGCTAACCAAAGAGCTTCTCCACCTTTAGCTTTAATTTCAGGTTGTCCAAATGGATTATCCGGTAATTCTACCCACGGTTGATTAACAACAACCATTGTAAGGTAATATGGGTTTTCTTTGGTTGGGTAATCTTCTTTTTTAGATTTAGTAATTCTAGCATGGATACCCATACCAATTTTATCCGATAGAACACTTGCGTTGTGTTGTTTACCACCCTTACCGTCAAATGTCATCTTACAAGGTATTGAACCTACGGAGTCCCAACAAAATAAAATATGCCTTGGAATCTCACCTTTTTCGTGAGCGTCTATAATTTCATTAACAAAATCGGTTGATTGTTCAATATATTCAAACGAATCATTAAAAATGAAATCACCAACCCATTCTCCGTCAGAGTTTTTCTCAGCCTGAAAACCTAATTCAAGTGCGTGTTCCCATTTCCATTTTCTTTCTGTAATGATGAGGACAGGTAAGTGACCTTTTCTTTGTGCGTCAACTGCGGCTAAAATCATTGCAGTTGTTTTTGATGAGTTAGTGTGACCAAGAAACATGTTAATGTTTCCCATCACGGGTCCGGGTAATCCACATGCGTTGTTAAACGCCTCTCCACAGTAATAAAAATTTTCATCTTTATATTTTGTTTTGGTGGAGTATTTTGATATATAATCAAATTCTTTTTTCTTAATTGCCATAGGTATTTTTGTAAAATTCTTGTAGTTTTTCTAACTTATCTGTCGCATTTGCAAGTTTCTCAACGAACTTATTCATTTCCTCCAAATGTTGTGGGTGTTCACCGATTCCAACTGGGTTTTCCATGTAAATCATTAAAGTCGCCTTGGATTCTGCAATTTCACTCTCATATTTTTTAACGAGAGAATCATACATTAGATTTTTAATTGTCATGTTTTAAATTTTAAAAAGTACTTGGACACCACATTAATGCGAATGTCCAAGTACAAGTTGAGTATTTTTAGAATGGTAAATCATCATCTCCGTCAACCTCTTCTTGAGGATGATAATCAGGAACTGATGTTTTTTGAGTTGGTGTGGATGGTGTAGATGGTGTCATAAATTCTGAATTTTCAGAAGAGTTTGATACCCATTTGCTAGTTGCGGAATCCCATTTTGGAACTTCTCCTTTAGCAATCATCTCAAGATAGTCTTCAGGTTTTTTAGAATAAACATCTGACCAAGTTAAATCATCACTCAACCAAGTGTCTGAAATACTTTTTTCATTGTGTAATGGACTTTGGTCTTCAGGGATAATAGAGGTGATTGTTGTGTACTCTCTACCATTACCCGATTTAGTTAAATTTAAATTGATGACAAGGTCTCTACCTTTTTCGGGGTCAGTAATATCACCTTTGTTTTTGAAAAGAGGGAAAATTTTATCTAACACACCCTCATTTTTAGTGTTGTGTTTAAAACGCCAGAATTTTACACCGTCTTGTTCGTTTTCTCTGTCGATAACCTTCACAATGTAAAATTTACGAGAACGGTATTGACGAGCCAATACTTTATCTGACTCCACTCCGGTCATCATTAAACCTTCGTGAACTTCATTAAGTGGTGAACGCTTACCTTCTTGTTTAGGGTCATAAAGTTTTACCCAGTTTCCGTCTACTTGAACTTCGTGAAAGTAAACTTCAACAAATGGACTTCCACCATTTGATGCTGGTAGGATTCGAATTCGTTTCTCACCACTGCGTGCACCTTTCGGTAATACCGTAGTGAAATACTTTTTCATTCTGTCTTCTTGAGACACCTTGTTACTGTTGCCGCTCGCGGCGTTTTTGTTGTACTGTGCCAGTACTGCTTCTAATGTTGACATAATAATTGATTTTAAATTGTTAAACTGTTTGTATGTAAAGTATAAATAAAAAAAGTCAGACTTCAAAATCTGACTTGTATTTTTTTCAAAAAAAGTTCAAACTCTTACTCTAGAGTTAAAAGATACAATAATTTATTCAATAAACCAACCATCTCATCTCTTAAATTTAAAAGGTCGGTATCTCTTGTTTCGTCTAAATCGGAGGAAAACTCTATTAATGCATCGACACATGTCTTTATCATGTCCGAAGGGTTCATCTCAGATAAATTTATAAGTGTGATATTTTTTGTATCATCATCCAACACAAATCTACCGTATTTACCCATTGATGATTCTACAAACTCATCGATTAGTTCTCCTAAATCATCATATGCGTCACCAAACGCTTTGTGTCTTGCGAGACCTTTGGTTTGCCAATGATTTATTTTTAATTGTGTTTGTAAACCCAATAAGAAATTTATCTTAGAAGTTAAATTCATCTTCATCCCCATTAAAACTATTTCTTATGATGTCAGTAGAATAATCATCGATGTCTTGTTTTGTCAAAACATATTCATTTTTACCCGATTGTGCCATTTCTGGTTGTTTCTGAGCAAAAAACTGTTGTGGGTTCTGATTGAATGGGTATGAATCTAAAGAACGTAACTCAAGTTTTTCTTGAGGTGTTTTTTCTTTCATAGTGTCCATCTTTTGACCCAATTCATCAATTTTATTCATAACCATGTCCATTTGAGATAGTTTATTCTCTAAGTCGGTTAGTTTGGTGAAAACGGTATCCATTTTACCAGCAACCTCTGTACTATCAGATTTACTATCATCCAAATCTTTTTTAATTGATTTGGTCATGTTAACTAAGTCTGTGATATCAATTTCTTCAGTATCATCGACAGGTGCTGACATATCTTCTGGTGCAGGTGCTGCAACATCAGTTGGTGCCGGTGGTGGAATATCTCCTTCCGCTCCCATATCAGGTGCTGGTGGTGCAATATCAGGTGGTGGTACTTCACCTTGTTCCATTAAAGTCTTTGCATACTTATTAATCGCATTATATCTTGCGAGTTCTTCCATTAATGTTTTTTCTAATTTTTTCATAGTTAATCTTGTAAAAGTTGTCTACCGTCTTCGGTTATAAATTTTTTATTTAATCTTTCAACAATTCCGTCCTTAGACCTAATGACATAACACTCACCGGTCTGTAAATCACATTCCTCTCTTTCCATTCCATCATTTGAAACGGTTCTAATATGTTTGGGGTTACTCATATAGTTGTCCAAACTTTTATTTATTTTTTCGTTATTCATGCCTTTTTCTTTTATAAATATCTGTAAAGTTCGAAAACTTACATATTATTCCATTCTGAAATAAACAACGTCACCATCATACAAACCCAACTCAGACATTAATTTAGGTGATAACGCTAAACCATATTTTTCACCAATAGGTCCAACCGCAACAGGTCCTTCCGCAACTATACTTCCAAGACTTGAGTCTAATTGATAATTTGGATTAATAATAACTTGTTTATTATTCTTTGGATTTTTAAATGTTGTTTTTGCTGTTCTAACCACATCATCAGTTATTGATTTGGATAATTGGAATCTCGTCATGAAGTATCTGTAATTAGACGAACTAATATCAGAAAACTTTATACCATTCGCGATATTCATACTAACGGTAGGTTCTATTTTGTAATCTTTACCACCCATTTGTACAACCAAACCTCTTAACCATTCTCCATTATTTTGAATTAATTGAATTGACCTAACTTCATTAAAACCATTATATGGTACACCAAATTTATTAATACCGACTGTTTCAATTATTTTTTCTGCGGTACCACCATATACACCATATCTATCAGTGATATATGAAACTCCATTTTTCGGATAAACAACCACTTCTTGAGTTAGTGTTTTATTTTCTTGTCTTTGTTTGAATTTAGCAATTGCTTTCGCTTGTATTTTATCAAACAAAATCCTATAACTAGCAATAAATGAATCTTTTGGGTCGGGTAGTGATGTATAAGGTATCCTCGTACCAGCAAAAGTTGTTGATATTGTATTTGATTTAATACTATGATTTACCTCTGTAATCCAATATGAACCCTTAAACATTGGGATATTTTTTAGATAGAAGAACATTGTTGGTTGTATCATTACATTACCCATTGATGATACCTCACATTTATATGATGCTTGTTTATAATAATCAAATAAACTCACATCCACATTATGTGCACCCGCACCAGATGATGACCTTGATAAATCTTCTAATACTTGAAACGATTCAGAAGTATTTTTTAATGTGGATTGGTCTAAACTCACACCTTTGAAAATTCCTTGATTTTGGTCACCAAAACTTACCTCGAACGCAACAACCCTATTTGATTTAGATAAATCGTTTTGTGAAAAACTCTCTAGTGATGTAATCATTAAAGGATTGTTATTTTGACTACCAATATAAAAACTATCATCATTAAACTTGTATGGTTTACTATTTGACATATCCAATCTTTTTGAACTTTGTCCAACTAATTGTATGATAATTTTTGGTGTAGCTTCTTGGTAATCAACCTCTAAAAACGTACCAAATAATGTCGAAGCAACTTTTTTAGATGGTGTTATTTTATTTTTATTTGTTAAATTATTTCCGTAAAAATTAACATACGCAGGAAGTGCTCTCATATCTAAACCGGTTCCCTGTATCATCATTGATATGGCACTATACAGATTAACTGACGCATTTTCGGGTAATAATAATGGTTTAAATTTATCTATGTTTAGATATAATTTATCTCCAATATCTCTATTTGCTTTATCTAAAAATAAAAACTCTTCAAGTAATAATCTTTGACCAATAGAATTACCGGCCGTCCATTTATCATTAAATGATTTAAATGTGTTGTATAATTCTATTTTAGTATCATCTGTATTATATCCCCTGAACACATCTATTTTTGAATTTGTGTTTTTAGCTTTAGACGAATCTAATTTCGCTAATTGGGGTAATAATATTGCCATAAAGTGTACCAATCTAACGTCAGCACCGTTAGCTATAAGTTGACCATCATCGTTTTTAAGTATTATTTGACTGGTTAAATATTGTTTAAACGCTGATTTAGTATTCACACCGCCCGATTTTCGATAGCCACCATAAATTAAAATTAATGACCTATGACTTTTTATGTTTTCTTCGGTTAATCTTACATCATTTATACTAAAGAAATCAAGATAATAACCATCAATATCTTCACCAATATAAAGTTTTATAAAATTTTGATTTGTGGTATTCACATCAGAAATACTAAATGGTTCAGGACTATAAGTAGATAAACTATTATTAGTGGTCCCACTAACTTTAGTCATACCATAAAGTGTAAATGGGTCAATTTCTTTTGGATTAGCCATACTAAATTTTATCAAATTAGTTGTTGATAAAATGTCTGTGGTTATACTTTCCGCGTTTCTTTTTTGTCTTTCTTTTAATGTGTTTTTGATTAACAAATCCACATCGTTATTATCTCCGTCTAATTTCTCAACAACAGATAATTTTTTAAGAATGTCTTGGAATTTAAAATAATTTATATTTCTAAATATTTCATAAGGTATTTCATCATTTAGTTTTTCGGTTGCAAAATCAATAAAGAAACTTTCAAAATATTCCAATATCTGAGGACTAAACGTACCAATTAAATCTAATGCCTTTTTATAATTTGTAGTTAAAGAGAATGTGTTTCCTGTGCTTCTAAAATAATCGTAAGGTGTTGGGAATGTTTGACCACTAAAACTGTCTGTAATTGTATCATTTGTATACCATAAAGTTCTAAAACTTAATTCCTGTGAAAAACTAAAAGAACTATTGTTTTGGATTTTCGAATCTTCAAAACCACCAATTGATGGTAGTAATGTATAATTTTTATCAGATGTTATATATTTTGAGTTGTCCATAAAGACATCCCAATAATTCCTATTTGATTTTTGTCTAACCCTATGTTGTATTTTTTGTGAAACCGTATCAGCCGAATATGACACATTACCTAATAAAGGGTTATAAGATGAATAGTCGTTTACTATTTGACTGTATATTGCTTGGTAATATGGATTAACACCAACATTCGTATATTCTGTATATGTTGTGCCAGTTGTTGAACCACTTGTCGATGTTATAACATCTGTGTATGGAATATATGTGACACCCGTGGTTGAACCACTTGTTGTTGAAACTCTTGGAATAATATCAAAAGTAATATTTTCATCGTACACCACATAAATTGTTGCACCCGTTAATCCAGTTAACGGTGTTTGGGATAATTCAATTGTAGTTGGGCTTGTTATCCCTGTAATAATAGTATTATTTGCGGTTTGTCCTGTTCCCGATATTACCGCAATTTTCATACCTGTTTGTATGTTAGATACTGAAGGTACGGTTACCGTTGTTCCCGTACTAGATACCCCACCAATAATTGCGGCACTAAGAGAACTATTATTATCAAATAAAGTTTTACCTGATAATGGTCTAACATTATAACTTGAATTAATTGACCCATTTAATATGTCAACCCCATCAATTAAATGTGTTTTGTATCTGTGATATATTGAACCCCATTTTAACATTAAGTGATATGGAACAAAATGAGTCGCAGAAATTTCTCTAAATAATGATGATGTTAATATTGAATTATTACCAAAAGTTATTTCTTCATCTAAATCAATAAATGGTAATGAGTTTAACATCAAATAAGATGAACCAACATATTTTCCTTTAACTGTTGTCTTATTGAAATCTGAATAAAGTTGGTTATGAAAATATGGTGTATTATATATTGGTAGGGTGTTACCCGAAACCTTGATTGTGTTTGAAAAAAAATCACTTGAATTTACACCACTCTTAATCCATGATTGTGGGTTAACCGGTGACGCAATAAATCCCTGTGAGGTGTTTAATTGTAAAATACCATTGAATTTAAAATTATCATCGGTAAATGTTTCTTTATCAATGTAATTTAAATATGTTGACGAATTAAATGGATAAATATTTTTCCTATATGATTCGGGAAGATAACCTAAAAGTAAATTATCTAAATTTTCTTTATTTAAATCACCATTAGAATTTGTTGCATTTTCAATATAACTTTCAAATCTAAACGGTTCATCTAATGCATCTACTATATAGTTTGTTGTGGGTAAGGTATCTCTAAAATTATTAAATTTTTCAAAAGGAGATAATTGTGGTAATAATCCATCATATTCAACTATTGTTTGTGGACTACCGTTAGCATCTTTAACAATAACACCATTTTCTTTTTGAACTTGTTTTGTTTTAATATTAATAAAATTAACCAAAGGATTTCCAGATGCTCTTGCAATTCTTTTCGCTAATTCAATCAGGTCAAAATCTTCTCTTATAGATTCTTCTATATTTTTAAATTCTTCATTAGCTAATTCGGTAAGTAAATTATTATTAAATGAGTCAAACATTGTTAGATATCTAGCTCTTTCGTAAATTTCATAGACAAAAGATGCATATGTTTTATCAATATATGGTATAGTATCTGTTATTACATCAATTCCACAAATATCCTCAATTTTGTTATTATCGGCGTTTGAATCAAATACATAATTAACATCATTTCTTGTTTGTTCATTATCAACATTTGTTTCTACTCTATTAGTTACGATTTTAATATATTCTTCAACAAAGTCAACTTCAGGCCATAAAGTTTTATCGTTTGATTTTAATTTAGAAACTAATTGTTCATCACCCGGATATGCAACAACATTTTGTTTACCACCCGTTTGTGGTTTTTTAACTTCTGGCCAAGGATAAATGTTTTCACCTTTCGATTCTTTGGAAAGATTTGATATTAATTTTTTTCTCTGATTTGAAGCGTCAAATGCTTTATTATGTACATCTTTCATAAGTGTCACATACACTTCAGCATTTGCTAATAAAACCGCAAACATATTTCTAATTGTTGGTTCAAACCCAAAACCCTCTTTTCCCTTAATAACCTCATTCATTCTGGTTTCTACGTCATCCTCAACTTTCTTTCTTTGTTCTTCAAATGATTTTCTAATTAAAAAAATATCATCAAAGATTCCATCAATATGAACAACATTTTTTTTGTCAGTCAACGTTTTGTAATATGACTTTACATCTTTTACGTTTCTTATTGAGATTCTTTTAAAATCGCCAGTCGTCTTATTTAATAACGTTTGAGTAAAAAGTCTTGACTTTGAAATTTTTGTATTAAAATTACTTATTAATAATTCTAAAGAACCAGATTTATCACCGATTATTTTAGAAGTGTCTGTTTTATCTTTCAAACTTAAATAATACCAAAATTGGTCAATTGTCTCGTTTGATGTGGTTTTAGTTGGTACAGTTATAAGTTCGTCAGAAAGGTTGAGTTTGCCCCATGCCTTTACTGAGTTTTCAAATTCATTGATTAAATCATCCAACTCTTTAATACCCTGAAACACATCCATATCAACATTACTGAATATTTCTTGTTCCAAAATTTTATCTAAACTTTCAGCAATATATCCCATTTCTTTTAATGTTCTAACGGGAAAACCTTTAGGTATTAATCCTTTTGATTCGTATTTTCTATAAATTGATTTTAAAATAGAATATCCTCTTGATGAGTAAGAAACACGTTTTTCATATAATCCTGTTTTTTCATTAAAAGTCACGTCTTTATTTTCATTAACCATAAACATATATGGACAGTTAATGATTGCAGAAAGAGGAATATCATTCATCCACGCAAATGTTGAACCAACAAATGTTGTGGTTATTTCAAAATTACCATTTGACTCATTAAACTTTGAGCTGAATTTTGTCATATGTAAACGATACCTAATCGCTTTACCGTAATAACCTTTTACTGTTAAATAAAAGATTGGCCATGGTAAATGAAAGAACGCTCGATATGGTGAGTTTTCACTTGATTCGAATAACGTTTTACCCCTAACATCAATAAAGTTAATTGTAACTTGGGGTACAAAATTTGCGCCCTTTACTGATATACTAACAGAGTCAATACCAAAAGTTTGACCACTAGGGTCTTTAAATTGGTCTTCACCAAAAGTTAAATCGTACCCATCTTTATATGTAGATTCTTGACCTTGAATTGGTTTCGGTACAAACGCGTCGGTCCATGTGGTATCAAAGTTACCATCACCACTAGCGTTTTTTAAAAAATTTAAATTACCTGATGCTATTTGTGTTAATGTGTTTCCTACATTATCATCAGCAATAAGTGTGGTTCTTGGAATTAAGTCAGCCTCCAAGTTAAGGTACATAACCATATTCTCTTGTTTGTGACCTCTAGGTTGTATTTCACCATTGGTGTCAACAACACTATTTGGGTCAATATAAACAAGATTATTTTGGTCAACTTTTACAAGTATATTTTCACTATTTGAATAATCGTTATTGCTCGCCATAATATAGATTATATAATTCTACATTTCTTCTGTAGTCTTGTAAAGTAGTTACTAAAGGAAAAGGTACTCTAATAACAAAATTGTCAGGTATTTCAAATTCAACACTACCAGCGGTTGGATTTGCTTGCAATATTAACCAACCAAATACGGGTGAACCGTAATAATCTTGGGATATTTTATCTAACCTATCTCTACCTCTTTTATAAAAAACATATCGGTCAGTAGTTTTAATAGGTATCTCAATACCCGGTACTATCCTAAAATTACCATCTTCAATAAAAAATTGATATCTATCAAAATATTGTCTACTCATTATTTTTCTCTATAAAAGTTAAGTTTATCTGTTACATCATTTGAATCTGAAAATATTTTATTAACCTCATCTTTTATGTCGTCATCGATTTCTTCTGATGTTGTTGCCACAGTAAATTTAATTTCTTTTTCACTTTTTCTTGATTTGAATTTTGTTAATTTAAATTTCTTTTCTTCAGGTGCATTAATAAATTTTTCAACTCTTTTTCTTAATTGTTTTTTAAGACTTTCAGGGTATAATGATGCATCGGTAAATTTACTCATTAATGAATCCACACTATTATTTAACAATTGACTTATTATAAAGTCAAAATCAGATGATTGTATTGTTGGGTTTAAAAATGTAATATTTGTACCTAAATCTTCTATTAGTTTTGGTGCATTTGTTTCAATATAATCAATACACGTTTTATATTCATTATAAAGTAAATCCGAGGTAAAACCACTCATAGTTGATGAGTTTATTATACTGTCTTTTAATGATGAATCTTTAGAATTTTTTATTACAAAATTTGATTTATCAAGAACTTTAATTAATTCATTTCTTGATTTTTCTAAATCAGATAAAACATTTGAGTCTGTCAATTCGTTTATTTTTTTTTCTACAATCTCAGTAATTAAAAATGTTTTTAATATTTTATTGTTAGTATCTGTCAATAAAGAACCCGCAGGTATTTCTTTATCAAACTTTAACATGTTAACCAAATATGTTGGTGAAGAATTTTCAATAAAAGAGGTTAACGCGGTCTTTAATCCTGAACTATATACTGTTAATTCTTTTGTTTTTGCGTGTAATCCAAATAAATTTAACGTTTTACCGGGTGTTGGTGATGTTGATGTGAAAACATCATATTGGTTTATTGGTCGATAGTCGTTACTAAACAACATAGTAGTAACGTCTTTACCATATTTTGTATAAATTTCGTTGTATTTGCTTTTGTACTTTTCAAAATAATCATTAGTTGTGTCAAATACCGATTTTATCAATTTAGTATATGATAAAACTTTACCATCTTGTAGTTCTCCCATATATTCACCCTCAGCAACTTTATTTGTATTTTTAGGTTGTAGAGTTCCTGTTTTATTTGCATAAGATTTATTTAAATCATTTAAAAACTCTTTTGTAAATTCTTCCGCTTTTTTTCCACCAATTGTTTGGTTTGTCGCAATTGACCTTTCATCATACATTTCGGTATTTGCAAAGAAATTAGACGATAACGCATTTTGTAGTCTTTCTACCGGTTTGCTTAATCCTTGTCCACCAATAAAGTTTAATGAAAGAGTAACCGTAGCAATCATCGGTTGTACACCGATACCTTCAGGATTTAAATCCCACGTCATTTGGCCACCTTCATCATATGAGATATTAACATCTCTAATTACTACTTTTGAATGATAGAAATCACCCACCCTTAAAACACATACCGGAGGTGGTCCGAATGATGTATTTCTTGCTCTTAAATCAGATTCCTCTGAAATACCTTTAATTGGTATCGTGTCACCAGGTCTAATAGATTGTAAAAGGAATGTTAATCTAGAATTTAAACCTTCTGGTGTTGTCGAATGAAATGCTGGATGAAAATACTTTAATTTTTCTTTTAAAGATTTAAATACAATAGGGTCATTCTCCTCTAATTTTTTAAAATAAAAACATTCAGATAGTGTTTTTGCAATAATTCTTTTTAAAGGGTCAATTGCCGGTCTTCTTATTGGTTGAGACGCTGTCACTTGACCATTTGGTTCAAGTCTAGTTACCGGTACGGGTGTTGGTGTTGGTGTTGGTTTTTGTGATGTATTTTGATACGTCATTTCAAATAATGTTTGTCTACAATAAAACGCTATAGGTGAATAAACTTTTAATCCCGGTACTTTAACAAACTCTTTATCGATACATTCTTTAATTGGGTTTACCTCACTACCTGTAAAACCTTCACCATAGTTATATGATTCAATAATTAATTTACCATCATAATCGTATCCGAAACTTTTGAAATCATATTCTTTTATGATTACAATTGGTTGTCCTGCTTGAATGATTTCTTTATCATTTTCTCCATTGTTTTTGTTAACGGGTGTAAAATCTAATGGCCATTTTATATCAGGTTTTGTATTATCTTTTTTAATTCTATCAAATATATCTTGAATCACGCTATGGCTTCTTCTCATTGCTAATCTTTCATTATAATCAGTTGTCGCAACCGATGAACATGATGATGATATTTTGACTCTAATGTCTTGTGCTGTTTTACCAGTTAAACTATTAACTAAATTATTTATTGATGTCACATATGTGTTAAAATTATTTTGAGCATCGTCAAAATACTCACCGATTTTTGTTTTTTGTGCATCAATATCTGTTTGTGTTATTGTAATATTTGAACCGAAAATATGTTCTTTTTCTTTAACTACTTGGGGGTCTGTTTGTGTTAAACCTGTTAATGTTATTAAAGAATTACCTAAACTATTAATATATGTTTGTTTATTTGTTGGTGTAACAAAGGATTCGTATGTCTTTGTATAGTTTTGGTCTGTTCTTATTTTTTTATTATTAGGGTCCGGTCTGTCGTTTTCATATTTTAAAACAACATTAACAGGACCAATTTTTTCAGATACGTTTACAGAGCTGGTTCCCGGGTCATCAACAACAGGATATTCAGTTGTTATTTTATATTGTTGGATAACTTCAGGGTCTGCACCCTTATTTAGAAATGATTGAATTAGTTTCACGTCGTTAGAATCTAATTGAGCAAATCTTCTAATTAACGCATAGAAATCAAGTTCTTCACAACCAGCAAAAAATGCATTAATATAGTTTTCAGACTCTTCATCAGTCATCCCTTTAAAGTATTCTCTTACTAATAAGTTTAAAATACTTGGGTGGTCAACAACCACTTTAAATGATAATTGTCCACTTCTTGATGTGTCTTGATATGTGTAGATTGGTTCGGGTCTTCCTAAGAACGTATTATCCTGCCATCTTGCTTGGTTGTTTTCACTAATTTTTAAATCGTATGGTGGAAACCACATTACACGTCCACCGTTAGGACCTCTTTCACAAAATGGTAAATCATTATATGTAAAACCCGGAGTATTTGATGTTCTCCATGCTAAGTTTTCAATTGAAAACATATATTTTTTAGCATAGAACCCATCACCAGTTGGTGACTCTAAGATATTTGTAGAATTTTTAGCACCAAATGAATTTCTAAAACTATTTTTTGCATCATAGTTACCACTTGACATTGGTGCGATGTTTATATTCCATGGTCTGCTTTCACCACCCATTATACTATCATCGAACTTTCTAATATTTGCAGTTCTTTTCATGGTATCAGAATAGTTCATGTAAGACCTATCTTTTGTCCACACTCTACAATATTCAGCACCCGTTTCTTGGTTAAATTTATCAACAAACTTAATTGCAGAACCTCTCGATAACATTGAGTCACCTTCTTTGAATATTCTACTTGTTTGGTCAATTACATTACCTACGTGAGTTCTTGATGATAAACCATCTTTTGGCATCGAATCCAACAACTCTTGTGTTTTACCAAGAATTGAGTCTTCTCTAAATCCATATTTTGTTGATATTGAATTATTATATGCGTCTGCTTCTTGAGTTTGAAATTCTCGATTGTGTAAACCAATCTTATTTTGAGAATTTTTACTTATCCACGTAAGTTTACCACTTATTGGTCCACCTTCGGATATATTCCTTTGTCTTTCAAATAACGATGCTTGAACAGGGTCAAATAATAAACTTAAATAATAACTACTTTTTACCATGTTGTCATTAAAGTCTGACATGGTATATTTTACATCTTCACTTCTATCGTCACCAATATACGCAACACCTTTAGGTGCTTCTAATCCTAAAAGATTTTTAACTTGGCCACCAACATTGTTTACAAAGTTAAATAACTTAGACGATTGTTGTGACCTAGCACTTGTTGTATAGTTAGGTGCGTATGTTGAATATGTTAGTTGGTCAAATAATATTTGTTTTTGACCTTGACCCATATATTCAACAAACAAATCAGAAGGTTTTCTACCTAATTTTGGTCTTCTTTGAATACCAACTAAGGTACCTAAAACACCTGTAACGTCTTGTAATATTGCCCCCGCCTCTGTTTTTGGTGTTGGTCTATTTACAACAGGATTTCTTGGGTTTGTTAAATAATCACCGGGTATTTCACTAAATGGAAATTCAAGACCAGCAACTGTTTGTAAAAAATCAACACCTTTACCTAATAAAGTTGCTGAGACGGTGATTTTATAATTTTTTTCAACTATTGGTTCTCTACCTGTTACAATATTGATTGCAGTGGCGGCATTTCCATTGATTGCGTCCGCTAACCTAACTCTTCCTAAAGTTGCGGATTCTAAATTTTGTTGTAGTCTCGCAAAAACAGGTCCTTGTCTATTTTCTCTTATGTTATTAGTTGCAAATTTCATTAACCTCGAATCATTATCGAAGTTTTGACCCGCCATAATACTAATTAAATTAGTTCTTTGTGGTTCGAATGAATCAACATAACCAGCTGACAATATACCACCATTTAACCACGCTAACATGGGTAATGATGTGTTTGTGTACTCCTCAATTATGTTATTAGGAGGTAAGTATAGATTTATAAAATTTTGACCAAAATATACAGGCCAATTAGTTTTAACATCACCAGGGTCAACATTTGAGAAATTACTCAGATTTTGAATAGCGTAGTTACCACTATTGAACGTTTGAGGTCCATTAGGTCTATTTAAGGTTTTCGATATTAGAAAGTCCCTAAATGATTTTGTACTATTAAAATCTAAATATGTTGGCATTTATTATATAAATAGCTATTTTTTAATTTTATATTTTAAACAAAAGGTATTCGTACATTGGTGTAATCCCCAATTTCAGGATTCACACCAAGTCTAAGTGAATCCATATAAGATGGGCTATTAGTGATACCCCTAAAAACACCATCAGTAACCGTACTATCGGATTTTAATGTTACGGTTTGCTCAACAACTACTTTTTTTTGTGATTCTGTATTTGATGTATCTGTTTTTGTTTGTGTTTTATTATCAACGGGAACAGATTCGGGTGATTTCGTTTTATTTGCAGTTTTTGTTATAAATTCTCTGATTTCTTGACCACCTTCTTTTATAAATGGTGATGCTTTATCTGCACTTTCTTTTACTTTTTTAGCCAAATCTTCAATAGGGTCTAAACCAAAATCTTTTTTAAGTTGTTGTGCTGCTGAACCAAATTCATTTCTTAATAACGCCGCGATGTAGTTTACATTTCTTGACATGTTTTCTACATCGGTTGCTTGTTTTTCGATAATTTGTTCCGGTGTTAAGTCTTTAAACTCGTCTTGGTATTGTTTTAATTTTTGTAATTGTGTTGATGTTAAATTTTCTAATGCGATTTCATTTGCACCAAAAACTTTTCTCATTTCATCACCTTGAAGTTGAATGGTCATTTTACCATCTTTCATGGTTGAGATATTTGTTAGGAATCTCTTAGTATCGTCATCTAAATTTAAACCTGATGCCATCATCGCTGCGGACGCTGATGACCTTTCAGCGGCGGCAATTGCACCTTTGGCTAATTCGTCATATGAAATACCAAGTTCCTTAGCCATAGCCTTGGCTTTTCTTAAATTAACCCCTGTAATTTCAAATCTACCCTGTTCTTGATTATATGTTGCTAATGAACCAGCAACACCGATTAATGCATCTTGTAATCCCTCAACATTATTTGTTGCCATATACATTAACTTTAATGGGTCGTTGAAGTCACCTATAGCACCACCAATCGCTTGTAAATTTGCTGCCATATCAATCGCACCCTCTGGGTCAAATACTTTATCTGCTATTGTGTATACAGATTGCATATTCATCCTAAATTCGGTTGATTTTCTAACCATTTCAGCTAATCCTTGGACACCGTTTTTAAAACCGAATTCATTAAGTTTACTTAATTCCGTTTTTAAATTAGCGGATATTTTTTGTGACTGTAAACCTAATTCAATAGACCTACCTCCAGCAATTTTAATTTCTTCAGCAACATCGGATGCTCCAATACCAATTTTTTCAAATTCAGGGAACATACTAACTAAATCATTCAATGTTCCAACATATGCGGTTGCTGCGACACCGGCTTCTTTCCAAGATTCTCTATTCAAAGTTAAAAATCTACCTGAATCTAAAACTAAACTTTTTTGAGCTTCTGCTAATTCCGCAAAACCTATACCAATCCTAATTAATTCAGGGTTTGTTTGTGTTAATTCCTCTCTTAAATCTTTAGAAAATTGTCCTGTTAAACCGGCCTCTCTATTAATTTGTCTTAATAAATCACTTTGTGTTTGGAAGTATTGTAGAATACCATCTTTTATTAAACCACCGGTATCTTTTAGAATATCTTTTATACCTTTTAAGTTACCTTCGGAATCTAATAAAGAGTTAATCATCTCAGAAACTGGTTTAATTTCTTCAGATGTTCTCATCATATATTCCTTACTTTCAAAAGATTTCGCCACATCACCTAAACCACCAATTATTGTTCCCGCTCCTTTTTGAAAAAAATTAGCGGAACCTCCGCCACCTTTTGGATTTGAATCGGGTGGTGTTGACCTAAAATTTTGCCATGCCGCTCTAATTTTATCTACATCACTTTGATTGTCTTTGCTAAGATTTTCATCTTTGGCGTATTCAACCATAAATTGTCCCCAATCACCTCTACCTCCATTGGCTTTGGTTGCTAAATCGATTGTTGATTGTTTAACTGCCATTTTCTCTTTTTAGATAAATATTATTGGGTACTGTTTTCTAATTCAATTAAGTAACTTACATAATATCTTCTCAGATATATTGGCATAGTTAAAACATCCCCATACGAGAAACCTCTTTTAATTAGAAATAAAATTTCGTCTAATTGTCCTTTTCTATATTCCGTAGAAAGGGCGAAAAAACTCAACCCCGAATCCAACTTCAACTTGGACTATATCTCCTGACGGGGTTTTTACTGTTTTTTTAAGGTCTAAACCTGGTGTATTTTCTCTAATATATTTTCGAAAGTCTTGTGAATCCTTAATTGGTAATTTTTGAACAAAATTATGTATGTTCATCATATCTCGGTTTCCTGCAACTGATTTAATTACCATCTCAAGTCGTTTGGTTGCGATAGGTGCAACACCATTTCCGTTCCAACTTTTTTCAATGTTATCGAGTTCTTTTAATTGTTTCTGTGTTAAAAATTTAAAAGTAATGTCAACATTACTTTTTTCCATGTGATACATATATTCACCGTTAACATCAGGTTCTAAAGTAAAATCTTTAAATTTTAATTCAGATAAATCAACGTCTGCGGTAAATTCTTCATTTGTTTTTGAGTCGGTTAAATAAAATGTATATTCTGAACCAAATGCTGTATTTCTTAAAAATATTAATACCGCTTGTTTATCCTCGTCAACCATTTCTTCAATTGAGAAATCTTTATCAAGGATTTTCCTTTTTAATAACTCTTCAGTTACCATGTTATTAGCAATTAAATTTGATGAAGATAAAATATTTTCATCGGCTGCGGTTAAATATGCAACTTTAATTGATTTTTTATTATTTGGATAATGTATACCCCTTGATGGTAATTCAACAACGTCATATGCGATTGTTGGGTCAACTCTAAATTCTTCCATGTTTATTTTTGTTATAACTAGTTTAATTTACAAAACTTCTATAAAAAAGTAAAGGTCTCCTTTTGAGAGACCTTTTATATTGACAGATTTGTTTATAATATTAGTAAACTTGAATACATCTATCCATTCTTAATGAACATGTGATTGATGCAACATCGTCTCTTGAATAATCAAGTTCGTTGAAATTCAAATCGGTGATAAACGTACCTTGTAGAATCCATTTTTCAACAACAACCCCCGTTGGGTCTAACATTTCCAATTCAATATCCTTCTTATAACCAGCAGCATAACCCATACGACCTGTTACAGACTCAGCATGTAAACGGAACCATTCCATTAACGCTTGGGATGCTGAAGGACCGATTGGGTCTTTAAAAGTTACTCTTATTTCATTCCATTCAAATCTACCAGCAACATAAGTTGAGGTGTTAATGAAAGGAATTGCAACTGAATTTATTTTAGCACTTGGTCTAGCAGCAGATGCCACATACCATTCGTTTATACCCAAAGAAGAAGGAAATCTTAGGATAAATCGGTTAACTCTTTTCGGTTCGTAAGGAACCGGCATTTTCATCAATAAATCTGCCATGTCAATATTTTGTTTTAATTTTTTTTATTTTTATCTTTCTTATAAATATGTTGTATCCGAAAAAATGAAAAAATTCTTGACCAACCCTTGATTATGTCAATTTTTTTTCGTATTTTTTCCATACTAGTATACTAGGCCACATATTAAGAACTAGATTAACTAGTCTAGATAAACTAGAATAATTAAAACTAGAAATACTGGTACTAGAATACTGGTGCATATACTGGGTAATTTATAATTTTATTTTTTTTATATTTTTATTGTTCCACACGAAACATATAAAAGGGAAGGGATAAACCCCTCCCTTTTTTTAGATATTATCAAATGATGCTCCTGTTGGTGTAATAATGAATTCTACATCAATAAATTCAAGAGAACGAGTTGGTTTGATATAAATCTTACCTCTCAATGTGTTAGCATCGATATCCTCTGGGTCATTTGAAACCGTTACACGGAATTCGAATAAACCTCTTTCTCTTTTAATCGCTTCAAGTATTGGATTAACCAATCTCAAGAATTCATTACGAACCTGTTCATCATTTTGTTCGAACAATAATCGTATTGCTACTGCTGAAATTAATTTCCTTGCTCTTAAAAGTAATCTTCTTACGTTAATCCTATCCAATGCAGATTCTCTTACTTGAAGAGTTTTGTTACCCCAAATAATTGTTCCTGTATCAGCAAATGTAGCAATTGGATTAATTCTATTTTTATATAAATCATCTCTTTCATCGAGAGTTAATTTCTTAAATGCTTTAATAGAGTTAACTAAACCTCTTGAATAACCAGCCACAGCGAACCATGGGAATGAAACATTATCAGTAAGTGCAATATTTCTCAATACCTCACCTGTAGGTGGAATATATAGTTGAGTAGCGTTGTCCACATCTCTAACTTGTATCCATGGCCAGTAAGTTGCTGAGTAGTTACTATCAATTGCCACACCGTCTAACGCATCGATTACTTCATCAGATGTTGTTAAATTAGGTGAAGACATTACGTATAGTGAATCTGCTCTATCTTCTTCAATCATATCAATTGCGTAAGCGGTTAGTGAACTATGGTCGTAAAAGTTAATACCCGGTGTTGCGAAGATGTTAATATCAACCGCTTCAGGATTTGCGAATACATCGATACCTTGTTGGTATGCGTAGTAATCGGAGTTTCCTAATGTTGAGTTGAAAACTCCTCCGTTATTAGTGTTACCGGTTGTGTATGTAGATTTACCGAAGATAAATGCATCTCCGTAAGTTCTAACATTTCTATAAATGTCCCAACCATCAAAACCACCACCAAGAGCTAAAGTAAATTTACGATAGTTGATGTTTGTCAATACGTTATTTACACCTGTTTGTCCTTCTAAATCATATGATGTTGTTTGGTATGTTGTACCGGTAATTGTTGATGCGTTTGTTGATAAGTGAAAACCGTCTGTTGAACCAACAGCACCTGTTCCTTTATATTTAAACAAGTCTCTATCATAACTAACTTGCCCAACTTGACTTGAAAGACCGAAATACGCTCTTCTTACTTTATCACCTGAAGAAATTATTGGTGTACCGTCAGCATCATATCCTACAGTGTCACCTGCAGTGTAGAATTCTGTTTTATACATTACCGAACCTAAAGTTTTTGCTGAACCAAAAGATGTGTTTGCAACGAACCCTTTAAAACCAGCGGGATATGCATCTGTTGGATGATTACTCGCCATTGATAACATAATATATCTTGAACGTAATTCATACTCACCGTCAGAAGTTCCAATTTTTCTGGCAACATATCCTGGTAAATCAGGGTTCATGGAACATCTTGAAAATTTCTCAAGTGCAACCAAGTTATCGTCGGTGTCGTTAAAATCTCTAACAATTAAATCGAATTCACCTGTTTCAATATTAATATTGATAATTGAAACTTTAACTTCGTAGTTTCCTGAATCACCATCTGATATTGTAATAATGTCAAATAAATCATCAATTTCACCACCACGAACTTCAGAAACAATTGTTGGTGAAAGTGGTGTATCCCATTTGGTTAAGAATGAATTTCCTTCAGTTTCAAAAACTTCAGTTAAACTTAAACCTCTAACATAACCTTGTTCAAACGCTTCGCTTAAGAAATTTGAATATACCTCATTAACATAAATTGGTACATCACTTCTTAATTTATCATAAACGTCAGTACCGAATACTTTTGTTACATATTTTGAAGATGTTGAATCTAAACTACATGTAAATGTTTTACCTCCACTTGTTGAACCCGTAACATTAACAGTAAATTCAGATAAAGGATTGGTCGTTAAACCTGAACCACTTATTGAGAAACTTGTATTTCCTGTTGTTTCTAAAGTTAAATTTTGTCCAGAATAAGAACCTCTTGACCTGAAAGCAACTACCACTCTACCATCGTAATCTGTTTTTAAAGTTGCATTATATGTGTATCTTGTTACATCAAATTGAGTAGTACCACTATTGTAAACAAACAAATAAGAATAAACTTCATCATTAGTATTGTTTACAAGTACGTTGTACCATTCTTTGTTATTGTTATTATTTGCATTATTCAATCCTGTTAAAGGTGAAACCTCTTCTAAAGAATCGGTTAGACCTGCAATTTCAGAATCGGGTACAAGACCTAAAACAAACCATTGACCATCGTTTGATGATGTGTTACCACTATCATTTGATACAACATAATCTGTGATGTATGAACCATCTACAGAAATTTTGTCAGATAATTCAGTATAAAAAGTACTACCTGTTACACCTGTTAATGTTGGAACAGTCGTACCTGTTGTTAAACCACTGTAAGTTCCCAATGTGATACCACCCAATGTTTGGATACCATATGTTTTAACAGGTTTGAAACCGGTAAGACCTAAAATTCTTGTAACAAACAACTGATTAGACTCTTCTAAGTATGACTTAGCGAAGTAAGGTAATTCGAATTTTGGATTACTGTTACCATCTTTCAATGGACTACTGTTACCAAAATATGATTTGAATTCATCAAAATTCGTTATTAAGATAGGTTCAAAAGCGGGACCTTTTAAGGTTTCACCCACCAAACCCAAAGTACTTACACCGACGCTCTGAGCAACGAAGGTTAAATCTTTTTCCGAAGTATAAACACCCGGAGACACAAAAACTCTATTATTTGCCATTTTTAATTTGTTTGGTTATTAATATTTTATTTCTTTATCAATAAATATCTTTGTTTTTAGCAAAGATTTCCTTGATTTTTTGAAAAATGATATTTATGGATAGTAAATTATCCTTTTCTATCCATATTTATCTTTTATATGAGTGAACCCTTTAAAAACGTTAAGATTACAGAAAAGCATCACAATATGTTGAAAGAATATTGTGATAAAAATGGTTTAAAAATTTATAAAGTAATTCAAAAATGGATTGATGATACTTGTAAACCAAACAAGGTAAGTGAGTCACCTAAGAAAAAAGATATCTATGGAGATTAATTTTTTATAACATACTAATCTCCGTCATATCAACGGTAATGTTATCACAAATTAATAGATTACCATCAATTACAAAATTGTCAGTTCTTTCTAAAACTAATAAAGATTCAAGATGACCTGTGTCAACATTAAGACCGTAGATATCATTATCAACAACTAAATTGATTATTAAATTTCCATATATCTCAATATGAGATAATGTTTTTTCGTATAAAAATTCTTGTATTGTCATGTTATTTAACTTATTGGTGTTATTGTTGTAATTGTGGCTCCAGAACCAAATCCTGTACCGGTATTAAGTGATGTGTCTAAAGTTCCATCTGAAAATAAACGTACAATATTACCTACCGACGTACCGTTATATGATGTAAAATTACCACTAACTAATATTTTACCATTTGTTTGAACAACAATACTGAGTACATGATTATCAAACCCTGTTCCAATACTAAATGTATTATCAATAGTTCCATCAGAATTTAGTCTAACTATCCTATTAGATGTTACACCACTATACGATGTGAACGCTCCCCCGACCATTATTTTACCACTTGAAAGAGCCGAGACAAAATAAACACTATTATTAAATCCGGTTCCAGTGATAAATGTATCATCAATAGTTCCTCCGGAATTTAATCTAATTATTCTATTAGATGTCACCCCACTATATGATGTAAAATCCCCACCAACGACAATCTTACCATCTGATTGTACAGATGACATGTATGTGTAGGCATTAAATCACGTACCGACTGTAGTT